AAAACTGCCTTACACACTTGCCATAACCGTTACCAGCAATGCTAATCACAGTTGCCAGTATGAACATATCCTTTCCAATTTACATTTTCGGTAGCGATAATACCGCCATTGATTTTACCAATTACGACAACAGGCCACCAACCCTCCTGCAACTCATCCAACCTGTCATAATCAAATAATATTTGGTATCGCCAATCCTTTGTTTTTTCTTCCAAGTATTTTTCAAGGTCTTTTGCAAGTTTTTTTTGATTTTCTTCGTCTTGGTCAATCCAATAACATCCGTAACTGCAATCGTCAAAATCTTGACCTAAACTTCCAATATTGATACAAAAGCCCTCACAGGTTGGATGAGTGCAACCCAATCCCCCTGCCTGAACTTCATATTCAATCCGTGTAGGATATTGAATTAACAAGGCGGTATTATCGCCAACAATCATTTCAACATCTAAAAGCACTGCTGGTAACACGTGTTTTGCATCAGCAGGGGTTTCGTTTTTCAAATCATCTGTACTCATATTATAAAATTTTAGTTTTTCAAATCAACTGTTGTGCTTCTAAGCCCTGCCGAACGCAAAGCCCCGAAACAGTTACCAGCCATTAATAACCGACTAACTTCGTGTGGACAATCTTAGGAAGTTGTATTTCTTTTCTTTCAGGTGTATATGCCCCAAAAGCCATTCTTCTACAAGAAATTTGCTTTGAATAATCTTTCAATGCTTCATCTACGGTATTTCCATTTCCTGAATGACTAACAAGACATCCTCCTTCCATACTTTCACCCTTATTAAATGACACATGAAATTTAGGCAATCCATAGTGAATAGGTCTTTCATTTACTTCTAATTCAAAGCCAATTTCTTGCTCTAAATCAAGTATTTCTTTTGTTTCAATTAAATTAAGTTTCATATCTTTAAAATTTAACGGCTGCTAACAATGTATTGCCAAAAGTGGGGCAGACCAACCCAATTTCAACATTAGTGCTACTATTAAACTTTTGTGCTTTGGTGAAGCGGCAGCACTTTTACGCCCCACCATCGGCAATACTTTTCCAGTTAAAAAGGCAAATCATCTTTATCTGTTAAGTTGTTTTCAAATATTGGAGTGTCTTGTTTTTTAGTTTCTTCAAATTTAGTATTAGATCCTTCATATTGTAACCAATTATCAAAATCTTTTAATCCTTGATAATATCTACCGTTAATCGGATTCCATCGGAATAATACTTTTCCTACTTTTCCCCAATGTTTGAATTTTACTTTTTGTATGTAAATTTCGCTATCTCCTGTTTCTCTATTAATGTAAACTGATATTCCGTTTGCTGTTTTATTGAAAAAGTTAGCTGATCCTGCACATGAGTATAAATTAGGAACTTCATATTGTCCTGTTTTATCCTTTGGCATTTTTAAAGGATGAACAACCAAAAACAAATGGATTAGATTACGTTCACAAAAGTTTACTATTTTATCCAATTCATTTGAAATATATTGAGTTTCATTTGTTCCTTTATATTTATGGTCTAACTTATTCCAAGCATCAATTACAACTGCTTTTATCCCTTTTTTACGAACTAATTGTTTAGCTGTTGAAAGTATAGTGTCGGTTGTAAAGTCATCTTCTGGTTTAATAAAAAAGAAATTATCATTATGGTATTGAATAGCAGCCTCTAAATCAGTTGGGCTCATTTTTTCGTTACCTTCAAATGGCTTACCGATAATCTTTTCGGCAAACTTACTAAAATGAAGTTCTAAAGGATGATTTTCAGGACTATACAAAGCAGATTTCCAACCATGCAAAACATTTAATTTACAGAGTATAAAATCTAAAAATTCAGATTTTCCGTGTCCTGGAATGCCAGTAATAATTGTTAAATAACCTTCTTTGAATTTAATGTATTCGTCAAATTCTCTTACCCCTATTCCGTATGCCTTTGGTAAACCATTAATGTAGTAACTTGTAATTTCGTTTCGTAAATCTTTTGAAGTAAATACTCCTTTTATTGGATATTCTTTAGCTTCATTTATACACTCTATAATTGCTTCTTTTCCATATTTTACTAGACACTCATTTGCATCTTTACAATCTCTAAATACAACCGTACTGCAATTCTCAAATCCTAACCTCCTACCTAATTCATCTCTAAGATTATTTCCAGGAGCATCATTATCTAAAGCTAGTATGTAATGGGTGTTTTCTGGTAAAAATTCAATAGAATTATCAAAATAGGTTAAATTGTTTTTTCCTACTCCTGCTCCATTTGGTACTGAAATACAGTTCTCGAATCCACATTCATAAAGGCTTAAACAGTCAATTTCTCCCTCAACTATGATAATTTTTTCTTTTCCTTTAACAGAATCCAAATTATACATAATTAATTCGGCTCCTGAAACTAATTTAAAGTTTTTTCTGGCATCTCTGAACTTAGTGTTTATAAGTTCCCCATTACGGTAATAATTGAATTGAATCGTATTTTCATCCTTTTTAGTTTGCGGCATCCATTCAATCCCCTCTGTAACTTTTAAATCTAATAGCGTTTTTTCGCTAATTTTACGCTCACTAAACCACTTTAAACACTTTTCTGATAGTTTACTACTATTTTTAGTTTTGGGTCGCTTAAAATCGGTTTTTTTGGGCTTTTCTGTATTTTCTCCCATAATGTTATATTTTTCTGCTAAAATATGCAAAGCCTCTTGTAATTCAATCTTTTTGTATTTTATTAAAAAATCTATTGAATTACCGGATTCCCCACACCCGAAGCATTTAAAAATATTTTTACTTGCATTTACAGTAAATGAACCGCTTTTTTCGTTATGGAAAGGACAAGTACACGTATAATTTGCACCTGATTTTTTCAAAGGTAAATAAGTCGATACAACATCAACTATGTTTGAAACTTGCTTTATTTCTTCAATGTTATATTTTACCATACCATTTTTTGCTGATTGTTATTTTCTTCTTTTATGATTGTTTTAGTACTGTATTTTTCTAAAGTTGATGAACGAGATATAAACTCAGGTGTGCAATACTGATAACCGTTTTCTTTGTGATATTGGTTTTTAGCAAGATTTTCAATACAGTTTTTAATATCCTGTTTTGAATATCCATCTTTTAACCTTGCATTGAATGATTTTTTAACCGAATTGTTAATTAATCTAAACTCTCTGCCAAATGATTTATTTATGAATTTTAAAAGTTCAGAAAAATCAAAAGTAGTATTAGTATTATCTTTAGTATTATTAATAATAGTATTATTATGTAAAGTTTCTTTACTACCCCCATGTAAAGTTTCTTTACTACCCATGTAAAGTTTCTTTACTACCAGTAAATTAACTTTATACCTATTAAAAATTACATTATTTTCATTAAAAATTCGTTTTTCTATGAAATTTTTATCAGTTAAGTCTTTTAATATTTTGCTTACTGTTGGTCTACTACAATTCAACCAATTACAAATATAATTTATAGAACCTTTAAATTCGCTTGAACCATCTTGGGAAAACCCATAAATAAGAGCAAAAATTAATAGTTCATTGCCTGAAAGTTTTAATTTTGTAACCATCCATCCTTGAACATTAATATAATTATCCTTCATAAACAACCTCCATTCCTTTAGATTCAATAAACTGTTTAGAAAATACAGTTGTAACTAACCAATCACCAGTACTGAATAAACTTGTTTGAATTGTCTTTTTTGGATTCCAAACTAACTTAACATCAATTTGATTTGAGCGAGTTTTAACATCTCGCATTGCTAATAAAAATTTTTTCATGTTCAATAAAAAACCCTCAAATAAAGGTGGTAGGCTTTAAGTGAGGGTTTATTTTAAGGTTAAACCTTAATATCTTTTATCCGCTACCACACAGATATAAGGCAAATATAAAAAATTAATCGGAAATAAAAAAATTACTTTTCATTAAGTAAAATACTTCCTGCTACAACTTTATTTTCTAGGAGTATAGCATCTCCTTTGTCTAATGGAAATCTGAAAATATTTAAGTTTTTATACTCGCTATCATCAGGTAAATAAGCTAATTCTGCTTTTAATGATTCAGTAATAAAACGATATTTCCAAGGTTCTTCTAAATCAGCGTTTTCAACCTCTGCTCTAATTTCTTCTAACTCGCTTTCGTAAGGCATATAAACAATAAGTTCGATGTTGTTTTTTCCTGTTATTAAAGCATTTGAAACCAATTGCCAGTAGTAGTCTTCGTGGTTTTCTTTGAATGATTCTAATCCTTTAGAACAATTTTCTACAAGTTCGCAAAAGGCTTTAGGTTGAGGACATTTACTATCGCAAACAACATCATCTGTATCGTTTATAAAGTCCGGGCTTCCGCTCCAAAAGTCATATTTTGGATGTTGCAAAGTTTCATCAAATACATGGCGATAACCCATACCAATCATATTATGAACTCTAGCCTCTAGGAAAGATCCCCAAAGCATAGGACGTGTACTTACATCGGTAGAAATAGAACGTTTTAATTTACGCTCAAACTTCTTTTCCTGAATATAAGTAAAAAAAGGTTTACCAGGGGTTCCTTTTTTAGTACCCTCTTTCATTAGGTTGAAAATTTTACTTGAAGTAAAGCAACCTATTCTATTGTGATTTTCTGTAATGCTCATTATAATTTAGCTAAGTTATTAATTGCTTTTTTGTAAGAACGTGTTTCTTTTTCTTTAATAATACGCTCAATATGTATTTGTTCTTCGGGAGTAACAAACTCTTTTTTAAGGTCGTAAAGTTCTTTTAATTCGGTTAACATTTCATCTTTATTAAGCGATTTGTCAGCAGTAAAAGCTACTGTATCTTTTCTATTCAAATCAGAACCAAATAATTTTCCTAAATGATCTGCTGCATCTTTTACGGCAGATGTTTTTGCTATTGGTAAAGCCATTTTAATAGCACCTCTATTAATATTACTCATATCTAATTTAAGATTACCGCTATCTTTTTGTGTTTGTAATTCTTCTGCTCCGACACCATCATGAAACATCCACTCGCTTGTAACCGGATGCAAATAATGAATCCTAACAGTAACCTCAACAGCATTCAACAACATTCCAGTTTTAAGCACTTCAATTTTATAAAGTTTAAATAATTTCTTTAAAAGAAACTCAACCTTATCAATAGGAACATAATTATAATCCTTAATGTACGGATGTTTTTTTATCCATTTTGCAGGTGGTTCCTGATTAAGCAATAGATTAAATTGGTCGTTTTTAAATGCGAGTTCAACATCTCCGGTTAACTCTGCAATTGTTGGTAAATTTTGGTTTTCTGTACTCATTTTATTGTTCTTTTAAATTAACGTAAATGTCTGAATATTCGTTTCTAATCATTAGGTAAGTACCACCTTCTGAAATAGTATCTGTACTTATTGATACTCCAAAATAAGCAGATAAATAGTCCATAGTGAACTCATCTACTGGTTCAATCCAAATATCTATTCTTTTTCTTGCTCCAAAAGAAGCCATTTGAATAGCTAATTTTTGAATGTTTAAAATACAATTTGTAACCTCAATGTGTGGTTTTGGTTTTATTATGTCTGTTACGCTCATTATCTTTTATTTAAGAAGTGAATTAACTCTTTAAAGGACATCTTTTTGTTTTTTAGAGCTTTATTTAACTCATGGTGTTCCTCAATCATAGTGCCTAAATAACGCTCCTTAGTTACTGTACTTTCTGAAAGTTTACGCTCTCTTTTAACATCTGTTGAAATAGTTAAGTCTAATTCTGTGTCGTATAATACTACTGTTTTTGTGAATGATTTGTTTGACATTTTTATATTGTGTTTATGATTTGATTTAAAATTTTTTCTTTTACTATTGTTGGCGTCCATTTAAAAACCTTTGAAAACTCTCCAACCGTTAAGCGATTTACACATGATTCACAAACAGTTTCAGATATAATTGAAAGGTCTATTTTTTTTATGCCAAATTGGTAGCTGCTACATATTAGGCATGGTTTCGGATTGTAACTTCTACCACTCATCTTCTTCCTCTTTTTCTAATTCTCCAACTCCTTTACAAGTTGGACAAGTTACTGGTTCATGGTTATCATCCTCATCCCATTCAATTATTTCTCCGTAACCATTACAATCATTGCATGGTTTCATCGGCTTATCGTCATCGGGTGTTATTTGTCTGTCTGGTGTCCACATAATTATTTATTTAAGTGTTGTTTTGCTTCTAAAAATTCAATGTATTTAGTCCGGTTAAATCGTCCACCATTTAACCACCATTGCTCACAAAATAAAATATCTCGCATCATAATACGCTCATTAATCATCCTGCTTTCTGCTTCTTTAGATGCTTTAATTGATTTGGCTCTTTTTCTTAGTTTATTTTCACGAACCATTTTATAAATGATTCCTGAAATACCTATAAACAAAAGGCTTGGAATAATGTAAATCATGATATGTGTTTTAGTAAATCATTTTTAAGGTTAGTAATTCCATTATTTAACTCATCGGTTAAAATTTGGAGCGTTTCTTTGTTATGCTCACTCAATCCGTTTTCTACTAACTTAATAAAGTTATCAGCAGCGTTTACAGTAGTTGTAAACCATTGTTTTTTCTCTTTATTAAGTTCTCCTAATAAATAGGTTGATTGGTCGCTAAATAGCTTTAAAACGGCTAAATTAATTATCACGTTTGCTTGGTGTTCTTTGATCATATTTATTTATTTTGATTAAGTTGAGGCGGTGTAATCAAATACACACAGTTTAACTGTCCGCCCCAAGGTTGTTGTCATTCGGTTGTTTCAAATCTGCTAACCGCACCGAAAGTAAAGCAGCTTACGATTGTTTTCCAACACCTAACCGCATCGTGAGTAAAGGTGTATTGACTTATATTAAGAACGGTTGTCACCTCCAAACCCCCGCTACCGTATGTCGAGCGAGGGCATTGGCGAGGCTTGCAACCTCTGACCGTGTACAAGGTCTATTTAGACAAGTAGCTGTTAACTACTTGCATTAATCTAATTGATTTATCATTAATCGGCATTGCAATTGATTTGTTATAATCACTATGTCCGTAAATTTCAGAAGCCCAGTAAATGTTAGTGCTTCCTTCAATTAACACTTTAGAATAGTTTGATTTACCTTCTTTTTTTTGAACTCTAGTGAACGCTACTATGTTAGCTATTGGTGTATTAATGAATGAACTTATAACTATTTTACCGCTATTATAAGCCATTCTATAAGCTATTTTAGAACCGTAAACAGAATGGTTGTTTAAATAATCGTAAACTTTTTGCTTAATATTTTCAGAACCAAATTTTTTAGCTACAAAATTAAATATTTCAGTTTTTGAAGCAGATTTTAAAGATTTTACAGTTTTCATTTTGTCAGAGGTTTTAAGTTATTAATTAATTATCTGATACAAATGTAATAACTATTTTCCTAAAAAAAAAACTTTTTAGTAAATTATTTTGTTAAAATATGTAACTATTTTGTTAAAATATGTAACTATTTGATTTACAAATAGATTATTTTTATTTTAAGCATAAAAATAGCCCCTATAAAGGATCTTGTTTTGCATTTTTTTAGTTCTTTTTTAATCCACTTTCATTATTTTTCTAAGTATAAAAGAGGCTGATAGTAGGTAAGGAATCATAAACCAGTATGAAAACCCAGTAAAATAGGCTATAAAAGGAAAAGTAAAGAAACCAATCCAAATGTTTAGACATATAGAACAACCGCCTAATACCTTGTAAAGTGGCTCAGTCATGGCACTTTCAATAAATAGATTATCTCGTTGTTCTTTTTGTGAGGTTAAAATGTATTGGTATTTTAACTTGTCTTTTCGCTTAACAATTGATTTTGCTACAAAAGGAAGCCAAAACCCGAATATATTTTTATCCCAAAAGCAGAAATCTAGGAAATATGAGAATAAGGCTAAAGTAGCCCCAAATATGCAACTAAGCGTAAATTTCGCTATCGTCAGTATTATCGCAAGGGTTTGAGCATCCATCTAATTGAGTATTAATTATTGTTGTTAATTTAAAGGTTTCACATTCATTTAACGAAATTAAAGTAGTATCAGGCTTTTCAACTGTGAATGTGTAAGTCATATTCTCGTTTAACTCACCTATTTCTACGTTTAGTGTTCCAGGTTCTTCAATCGTTTTAATGAGTTCAAAAGTACTGTTATCAGATCCTCTAAACCGTAAAATATAATCCCCTAAATCACTTACCATAATGGCTGTGTCTATTTGCTTATTATGTGGGAATCTGCCTAAATTATTTGAACAACAATTTTCCATTTTAAATATTTAAAAGTTTTTTTAGTCTTAATCCTGTGGCTTTATACGAGTGATTTTTAATAATCCAATTTCTCGATTGCTCTTGTAAATTTACAATATGTTTTTCATTTAATTGTAATATCCATTCCATTTTACTAATAAAATCTTTTTCAGTATTAGTGATAATTAAAGCACATTCACCATAGGCATCACTATATACTTTTTCATTACTATTGTTTGTAAATACTATTTTACCTAGTGATGCAGCCTCAAATGCAGTAACTCCAAAACAACCATATTGTTTACCATGTTGAAAAGGAGCAAATAACTCAACATAAATATCACATAATTGCATGCGTTCTATTTGACTTTTATGGCTTATTCTATCAGTATTTATAGTAAAATTAGCCACTTCAATATTACTCAACATTTCAACTATTTTATCAGTTCCTTTTACTCCTGGATTTGACGGATAGTGTGCTACTAAATAAGGCGTTTTAACCTCTTTTTCAATAGGCTTGTATTTATCAGTATTTATTGCCGTGGCGATATAAGTTTCATTTTTCATCCCTAATCCGATGAACTCGCATTGATCGGTAAAACACGCCTCAACTTTTCCATTGAAAATAGAATTACAATGTATTGGATTCATTCGGTAAGTGGTCCCGGTATGATAAATAAATACTCTTTTACCTAAAGAGTAGGCATAATCTAACCATGTACTATCTGAGTGGAATAATTGAACTATGTCAGCTTTTTTTATTTCTCGCTCAATTTCGCTACTTGTGGCTACTTTTGATTCTGTGCCGTAGCTAAATGGGTGTTTAACTCTTTTAAGGTCTTTACATTCAATTCCTACACTTCTGAGTGCATTTGCGTTCTCGTGTGCGAAGTTAGCGTAGTCATCAAAAGAGATATTACATATTTTCATTTTGTGTATTCTAAAAAGATTATTTTAGGGTGTACTTGAACTCTTGTTGTTTTATTCCATCCATTCATTTGAGTATCTAAATAATCTTCAGTAATTAAATGTGTATGGTAAATGTCGGGTTCAATGTTTACTCCTGTTAAAATTACGATATTTTTTGAAGCTAAATATTTCATCTTACTAAATGCAAGTTCTAAATCTCGCATACCATCTAATGCAGCAAAAACAAAAATTGTCTCAAAATCATAAACATCTGAAAGAACCTCAATATCTTCAATAGTTTCTGTTAATATGTCTTTTCCTTTAATATACGCATCCATGCCAAAGTAAATAGTATCTTTTGGCAAATAGTTCTTTAACCAACAAGTACCACACCCAACGTCTAAAACTCGTTTACCGATATGTACTTTTTTTAATAAACTTTTGTATTCAATTTGGTGTTCAGAAGAAATACCTTTTTGTCGAGTGTGCAAGTTTTTTAACTTGTTTTCCCAGTTTTCATTAGTAGTTTTCATGTGCAAATAAACCAATAAATAATCGTAAACCAAAATAAAGCACAAAGCCCGAATATTACTATCCAGGCTATTATGAAATCGTTATCTCTTTTAAATTTTCTCATCAATTAGTTTTTTGATAATACAAAATAGCTCCTGATTTTGCAGTAATAGCACTTGCAGAAATTTCACTAGCAAATCTAGCTATAAATACACAGTCGGCAGTTGGTTTAAAATAACCTTCCATTATACAAAGATTATTTCCTGTTGCAGCACTTGACGCATTTGCACTAGCAGGAGAATCAAATGCTTGAACATTTGCGTTACGTGTAGTTGTAGTAGATGTTAGTGAGTACTCGCTTGTATAACTCAACGTTGCAGCTGTTCCGGCACTTGCATTAACTCCCCATCTTGAACCTGTAGTTGTAGCTGCTGATGTATAAGGAATAACAAATTTAAACCAATATGTTTTACCATTTTCTGCATTGAACGATAATCCTGTTACATCTTGCATTGTGTTTGCTACAGCATTGTTATTTACAACATCAACACCTAAAACTACTGTACTAATTAAATTAGATGTTGGTGCATTTGCGCCTTGATTTAAACTATTTTTTATTGCTCCTATTGAATTGTAAACGCTCCATTTTTCATAATTATATTCGAGTTTTTCACCAGGAGCTAAAACTACTTTAAATTCAATACAGGTATTCACAGAATCGTTAAACCTAATAGTAACCTCTTTATTTGATGTATCAGCATTATAAGCACTAATATAATTTATGATTCGCTTATAATTAGATGCAGGACTGCCGGATATATTAACAGGCGTTGTACCATTACTCGAAGATATAACTCTTAAAGGTTCACTACCACTTGAATTATAATCAATAGATTCTGTTACAAATTGAACTAATGCTGATGATGTGTCTAATAAACCATCTATTTTAGAGGTTGATGTATATAGTGTTTTCATTATTTATCTCTCCTCCAAGCGTAAAGTATATTTGGTAAAGTATGTATTTTCATGCCTAAGTTAAACATTCTTTTCCATAAATCAACATCTTGGGCCCTACGATAGTTTAAGTCATATCCTCCGGCTTTTTTTACTGATTCGTTTTTATATACGACTGTACCATGATTAGTTAACCAACCATAAGAGCTATCCTTTAAAGTTCGTGTATAGGCATGATTTGATGTAAAAATAGGATTTCTAAACACATCTTTATCACTAAATGAAAATAGATTAGTTCCTAAAACATCAATGCTTGGATTTCTTTCTAAATGGTATATTTGTACTTTTAATCTATCAGGAAACGAAATATCCGAACTACCTGATAATACTATCCATTCTGTTTTTATATAATCATGTCCTAAATTCAAAGCACCAGAACAACCTAAATTCTTAGGCGTCTTTAAAATCTTGCAGCCGTAAACAGTTTCACAAAATTTTAATGCTGCAATTGTTTCTAAATTATCAGAGCAATCATCAACTAATACAATGTCATAATCTTGTTCAATTGTTTGATTTTTCTTAGAAATAGAAAAAACGCACTCGATTAATTCATGTGCGTTTGTATTGAAAACAGGTATTAATATAGTAAAATTAAGCATTTGTTTTTTCGTTTATTTCGTCAATTTTAGTACAAATATTATGCAATTTCCTGTGTGTAGTAGTATTTATTTCAGTTGACATAAATTATTTTTGTATAAAGTTTAATGTTGCAAAATGTGTAACTGATTGTGGATTCGTTGTAAATGCAGGTGTTGTAATTCTCACGTCCAACAGATTACCAGCCGTAACATAAAGTGGGGTACTTAAATCAAATTGATAGCCTGAAAACGAAGCAGCGTAAGATATATTAATTGATGCGGATTGAGAAGTCCCAGTCGTTTTATTGTAAACAGTTAATGTTGCTGTTTGAGCACTGCCTAATGTACTTCCTACGTATACACAAAGCGTTCCACTAACCAAGTTTCCTGTAATTGGAGCAACACCAGTTCTTATCGAATTGACAGAACTGATTGCTGTTACATTTGAAATTTGACCAAAATAATAAGTAGTAGATGCTAATAAGTTAGTTGCAGCATGCGTAAATAAAACAGAAGCGGCTTTTAATAAAGTAGTGCCTCCTTCTGTTACAGTTCCAGCGGTTGTACCAAATGGTTTATTAAACGCTGTTTCTTTGGCTTCGCTTGTTAAATCTTTGTTTGCGTCAACTGTTAACACTTGAGAAGCTGAAACACTAGAAAATCTAGGAGCTGTAGTAAATGTTATTTTAGCAGCAAATGTATGAGCTAATGTTTTTACATTAGTCCACCAATTCGCTAATTTTAATGCAGTTGTAGCTTTTGTATTTTCTGTACCACCTTGAGTTTCTACATCTGTAGCAAGTTGAACATAACCAGAAGTTGTTTCAGTAGCTCTTTCTAAATTTCCCTGAACTACATAAAAATTAGAGCCTACTGATGCTTGGTCTCCACCTACAGTAGTTGTTTTACATACGATCTCATCATATAATTGAACATCAATACCTAGCGCTCCGCCTATTTTACCAGCTACTGTTACTTCCCAACGATCTCCTTTATTAGAAGCAGGATAATTTGGATTTGTAGAACAATCAATATCACCTCTTTGACCTCCAACAGCAGAAACATAAGTGTCAAACTGCATTTTAGTAATAGGCTCTTGTGGATTAACAGCATCTTTAAGATTAATAATAGTATTATTATTTGCATTAATATCACCACTTATTGAATTATCTTCACTTCTAACTTGTTCTAAAGTAACTTCATGTGGATTATTGTAGTCGTTTATATGGTCGTTTAAATTTGTTTCCAAATCTGTAACAGATTCGTTTATTTCAATTATTGTAGAACATTCGCTTAATGTTTCGCAAGTCAACCCACTACTTGGCAAATTATCTATCTGTTCCTGCAATTCAACTACAGTATTTTGTAATTCTGTAATAACCTCACATTTTTCTACTTTATCACAAAATGTTTTATTAGTTTCAGGTGTTGGTTCAATAATTTCAAAATCAGTATTAACACATAAATCTTGACATTCTGAATCTGTTGAGGTGCTATAATTAATAGTAAAATCAATAGCTATAATAAAAGGCCATTTATCGCCTGAAAATTCTTGATTTGTTTCCGCTTTAAATACTTTTTGGAAATTATCATCTACTGTATTTATTGATATGCTTATTTCACTTGACATTTCCTTAAAACCTAAAAAAGTCAAGTTATTTAAAACGTTTTTTATTGCTTGTTTTCTTTTATCAATAGGCCATTCTTTGGAGTCATCTGTAAAAGAATAGTAAACTAATCGACACTTTGCTGAGTAGTTAAATTTCTTTGAACAACTGTTTATTCTTTTTGTTTCTCGTGCGGTTTCTGGTTGTAATAGTCTTATATAAGCACCGTTTCCTACATTATCAGAAATAGAAACATTTTCTTTTGAAACCCCATCACCAAAATAAACCGCTCCTGTATGGTCTATTCTAAAAGCAGGAGCATAACAATTATCTAAAAAAGTTAATGAAGCTTTTACAGAGCTTCCTATGTATTTTAAAATAGTATTTACCATGAGTTAAATGTTTCTTGTACTTGTTCACGAATGTAGTCTAAATATGCTTCTTGTGCAATTTCAATTTCTTCTTGCGTTGGTTCAAAAATGATTTTCTTAAAATTATTTTCATTTTTTTTTGCTTTATCAGCATTTTTTGAATCAGAAAATCCTATTACTTTTTCACCATTATAATCACCGATAATTATAGATAAAAACATTTCGTCAGAAAATTGCAAATCCACGTATTCAATTTGTCTACCTGCAATTCTTCTTAATGTTATATAATATACAAATTTACCCTCAAATTTTTTAAGTGCATTTTTAGCCCCTGAATTTAATCTCGGATAATTTGCTTGGTAATACCTAACCATAAAATCAGGATTGTATTTACCAATTGGATTATCATTTGAATCCCTACCTTTATTAAAAATTCTATCTAAAAAAAGCCCTAACATTGTTTTTAGGGCCACTTCTTTAGCTAAAGGCATTGATTCTACAATAACCTTTTCTAACTCACTTATTTTTTCAGAAAAGCCCATTATTCAGGTTTATCCATAATTCCGTTAACCTCTTCTTTAGTTTCTTTTGCCCTTGCTAATAATTCCCTAAAACGTTCCCATACTGATTTTCCGGTAATTAATTTTATCGTTTCATCAATAGATTTTATTTCAATAAAACATAATGTCGCTGCAAGTATTTTAGTTAGGAATAAAGGAACTCCTATAAATAAAGCGATAAATTCACCCATGATAAACTTATCCATAGCATAGAATAGTATTATAGCTCCCTCATAAAGAAACATTTTACTTATTAATGCAGATAATTTACGAGATGATACTGACTTCCATCCATTCAATTTCTTAGCTTTATAAACACCCATTACAGTATCTATAACTATTGCAAATCCTACGCAAATAAGAAGTCCCCTAATGGGTAATAGAAAAGCAAAAAATATAGAAATAACTCCAATTAAATGAGATTTTATAGATGTAATTAATGTTTTCATAATTACCAACCGTGTCCTTTAGGTCTAACTGGTTTGCCGCCCCCTGATGGTTTACTTGGCTTTGGACGTGATGAGCCACAGCTTCCACATCCTTTTAAATTTTTATCCTGGTATTGCATAACTTACTCGGCTTCCTTTGCAAACAAAGCACTCACCGCGAGTGTTTTTTAAAAATGTTGGTAATGTTCTAGTAAAATTATCCTCTTCCTCTTTTAATCGAGTAGTACAATAATTAAGTATTTGCTCGGCTTTTTCTTTACCGAATGTTACAACTGGTGTTATTCTTTGAGATGCTAAAATCTCGGTACAAATTTCTATACCTGATTGGTAAAGTATCATAAATGCCATTCTAGGCAACAATTGACAAATTAGTTCTTCTGAAAAGCATTGAACATTTGCTAAAACACCTAACCCATAACAGTTATAGTTCTCATGTGAACCATCCCAACCGTGTATCTCAAGCATTTTATTTCCTCTTTTTCCTCCACATGAACGGCATGAACTTGACCCAACAATTTCACATCCATAGGTAGTAAAATTAGTTTGGTCGAATACTATTTTAACTTCGTTTCTTTTTGCCTTATATCGAATTGTAGCAACGTTTGTTTTATTTCCAATTACTGATACTTCATAAGTTTTAACAGAATCACCATCATATAATTTAACCTCAACTATTCCACTTTCTACAGTTCTTATATAAATTTCTTCTATAAATATTTTAGCTGTCTCAGATTGTGATTTTCTGATAGTTAAACCTCTTTCGCTTGTTGATGGTGAATAAGTAGAAGTCCCAAAACTTGAAATTTCACGGCTTTCAATAATTGAATTAACGTCAAAAAAACGAGCCGATAAATGGTCGAATTTATTAATTATCAATTTTGATGCGTGGATTATTTTATCATTTAACAGATTATATCCTGTTCTTTGTTCTTCATTTGCAACCTGAGAGGCTAATTTTAAAGTCAATCCAGGAATATCATTAATAAATAAAACATTTTCAGGATGAGGACAATTAATAAAATCACGTATTCCAACTAAGGCATAGCGGCCACAGTATATGTCATTGATACATTCCATGTTAAGAAAAAAAGGGGGAAATTAATCCCCCTTATTAAAGGTTAATATTATGCTTCTGTTGCACGGTAGTGTAACGTATAGTTAACACCACTTAATGGATCACCTGATGCAAAAGCATTAGAAGGTAAGAAGAATAAATCGTAATTTAAAGATAACTTTAAAATCCAGTTTTCTTCACAATCATCATATTTCCAAGTTAAATCATAAACGATTCCTGTATATGGGTCCATAATTGTATCTTTGATGATATTACCAAAGTTTTTACGGTAATCACCTACATACTTATTCCAAGTAGCTAATTGAACATTACCCGGAGCTAATCCGATAAAGTCATCAGCGTTTCCTAAAATAGTACCTACGTGTTGGTCTTGGTAGTAATCAAATTCTCCTGCCATACCTAAATCAATACCTACAGAGTTGCAGCATCCTTTTGATTGAATACGTGTATAATCTCTCAATTTACCGTTACCGATTAAGATAGGGCGGCCAGTTGCAGAAATATCAGTAAAATCGTTTAAGATTTGGTTTTCACCATAGTAGAATGCTGATTTTGTTGCAGCTACTAATAATTGGCGAGAATGTACTGTACTTGTACCATCTTTGAATTTACCAAAATTTGTATTTTGTAAAGTGATTAATTTTTTGTTTAAGTAAACTGCCATTGCATCAAAACGAGCATTTAAACGTTGAGCAATCCAAGATTTATCTGTTTGGCAAAGTTTACGCATTTCATCCTCGCTGAAAATAATACCAGGAGAGCTAAATGCTTGTTCCACTTCAAAATCAACCTCAAATGGAGTATCTACTACATCACCATCACAGCTAGATGTAATTGAATCCTCAATGCCATCATCAGTAGCACGTTGATCGAAAGTAATACGAACTTTACGCTTTTTACCATTTGATGGAATCGGCATTTGATTAACTCCTGCTTTATTTGCTGCACTTGTTACAGCTTGTAAATAACCTACAGGAGTACGCTTTAATGATGGAGCATTTGCACCAAATAAATTAATTAATGACTCTTGAATATCCTCACAAATACCCTCTGTAAAAGCAATAGGTGAAGATAATGCAAAAATTGGAGCTTTAAAATTAGTTACTAATGGCAATGCAAAGATTGGAATAGCAGCTAAAGGAGCGTATTCTACATGACCAACTAAGCTAGTCAATAATACGGCTGAGATAAAAGCAACAGCTAATACAAGTGTTGTTTTTCCCAATAACGAAAATAATGTTGTTATTTTTTTCATGATTGTTTTTAAAATAAAAGGTTATAAAATAGATTTGAATTTCTGTGATTAAAATCTATGCTTATTTTGCGAATTAAAGGAATCGCTCCAATCGTATCATTTTAGAAGTGATGATTTACACTCGATTTGTTAGACAAATGTAATACAATTATTTTAAAAACAAAAAACCCGATTAAAAAATAACCGGGTTTCAATCTGAAATTTTATTAACTATTTTGCTTGATTTCTTTTAGCCTCTAAAAAAGCCTGTGCAGAACTTACATTATCTTTTACTGTTGATCCTAAATTAGCTATGTCTTTTTTCTCAGGATTATCAAGTTTCACATCTTTTCTTACTGGTTCAGGTGGAGTTCCTGATTTCTCTATTTGACCCTCTAATAATTCGTTAAGAATATCATTTGATGTTAAAAAGTTTTTTTGATCGGCTGATTTAACCTTGTTTCCTTCTGAATCTGTAAAAACAATATTATTTTTATCATCAATAGAAACTTTGTAACCTTTACGAGCTGCTTTTTGATGAACTAAAATCATTGCATCTTCTAAATCAACACCTTTTCTTAATTTCAATCCTCCTACTGTTTTTGTCAAGGCATTATCAAGTTTAAATTTAGTTTTTTCACTTTCAACACGGCTTTCAATCTCTGGGATTTCAACTTCTCGAACTTTTTTTAATTCATCACTTACTTTTCTTAGCTCCGCTTGTACTTCTTCTACTGATTTATTAGAATTACTTGCAGCTTTTTTCCATGCTAAATCAACAATTTCATCAAACTTTTTATCCTTAGTTTCATCTTCTGTTAATCCTGCAATCTTTTTAACTTTCTTTTCAGCCGTACTCATTGCTTCAGCTAATTTACGGTCTGCTGCTGTTTTTAAAGCAGCCTTGTAAGTATCTCCACTTTGGAATAATTCAATTTGATGATCTCTAATTGAATCATAGGCTGCATCAATATCCTCAATAGTTGAGGCTTCTGCATCTTCTGGGATGTGTTTAACTAATTTTTCGATTAGTTCAGGTTTTATCCCTAAACCTTTTAAGAATGATTTTGCTTGTTTTTTATTCATGTTATGTTATTTAAGTGATGATTTCCAAGATTTAACTAAAGATACTCCTTTTTTTGCAGGAGGCACTTCTTTTATTTCTGATTTAGTTTCCGGAACTCCTTGTTTTGTTTCTTCGATAACTATTTCAGTAATAGGTTCACGCTTCTTACGTGGTTTAACCTCATTTGTTTCGTTATTTTCCATCTTTTAATGCTTTTAAATCGTTTTGTAAATCAGGATTTTCAACTTCATCAATAACAACCTCTTTTTCTTTTACTTTCTTTTTGGCTTCTTTTTTATCAACCTCTTTAGCGTCAGTTCTTACAACTTCATCTTTAAAAGGTGCTGATACTTTTTCTTTTACTTCTGAAAGTTTAGCTATTTCAGCTTCTTTTTCTTCTTCTGTAAAAGCTCCCATGTATTGATAATCTTTTGAAGCTTTTGTTTTCTCAAAAAACTTTTTACCTAAGTCAGAAAACCAAATTACTTTTAAATTTTCTCGGTTTTGGAATTTGTGATTTGTCATTGTAGTATAATTAAATGTTTATCAAAAATAAGAAAAATAATTATTCCTTTAACGGCTTTGGCTGATTTAATTTTGTAATACGAACTCCAATAGCTCGGTGTCTACATCTATAACCACCTCTATTTGTCATAAAATTTGCAGGTGTTGTTCCTGGTATCATACCAGAACATTTATGACCTCCGTAATAATTATTAGTATTTGTCGCAAATTGTATTTCTTCTTCAAGTATTTTATCTGGTATGATTTCCATATCAGTCCATCTACGACATTGACCTCTACTATCTGTAATTAATGAACCTACGTATTGAGTACCATTTAGCCCTAAATTAGTCTTTATTGTCTTATTTACTGAGCCATCGTATTGGTGTAAGCTATCAGTAGCGACTTGACCTACATATCGTAATAAACGGCTTTCTTTGTCTTTTTTCGATATAATAAACGACCTTATTAATTCTTCTGTTTCATCAATTGTTGCACCGAACATAATATTTCTATACAATGCCTCTCGTACTGGTGCTACGAAATCCTTGTAAAGCCCTGCTTCTGTTAAATTTTGTATAGTTTTTTTAACCTCCAAACGTTTAATTAAATCAATGTCTGATTTTTTTAACACACTTTTATTGATACTTTCATTTAGATTAATCACGTTATCAGAAACTAAATCAAAGTTAACAGTAAAGTCTTTAACAGCTTGGCCGTAACCTGATTTAGCCAAAGCTAAAAACACTCTATCCTCCAAAGTCAATAAAAAATCATTAGCTTTTGCATTTGTGGTAATTCTACCGGAACTAATATCCGTATTTTTAAACAATTCCATTAAAGCCTCATAGACAAATATCTCTGAGGCTTTAGTTCTGTTAGTAAAATCATCAACACCATTAGTAATGATAATTATTCCGGAATCTATTAATTGTTGAATAGTCATTATTGTAAATTACCATTATTATCAACTAGTGGCGTTTGATCTATTAAAAGAGGTTGTACTTTTTGTAAAAATAAATCGTAAATTTTTTTATTATCCATTTCTAAAAAAACAGCTTGTCCTAATTCTTCTGCCATATTTAATAATGTAGGATAAATATAATTAGAGCGTGTTACATCATCTCTTTTAGATAAAGAACTTACTGACATTGATTGTTTTTCTGCAACTGAATACAAATACAATGGATCAAAAGTTGTAATTATTTGGAATATTTTTTCGTTTAATTTATCCCCTGTAAATCTTAACTCAGCTAATTGTCTTGAAACAGCAGCTAATAGCATTGCCGGAGCGTTTGATGCTTTTAATTTGTTTAGTTCATCAGATAATTCGGCTTGTGTTCTACTTCTATAATTAGTAGGTCTTGGTAGTCTAAACTCATTATTTGAATCGTTATAAGCCGAATGATTGTAGTATGCAAATATAATATTTAATGAAGTTTCGATAAAGTCAGCAATATGATTACCTATTTTATTAATGAAGTCATCGTTTAATCTTAAGTCTATTTCTTTAGCCACTCCGCTTTGGTTTTGGTCGCCTAAATTCAAATGTAATTGGTCCTCTGCATCTTTTAATAACTGTTTATATGAATCTTGAGCAGCTTTTACTGCATCAATTGGAGGACGTAAATATCTAATACTTTCAATTTTAGGGTCTAAATAAACCTCACCTAATCCATCAGGGTCAGTATTTCCTATTGGTCTATCTATTTGACCATAAGGACCAGGTAAAAGAGCTATACGCTTTTGTTTTGTTTTATATTTTTTATTTTTACCGTTTGGATTTCCTAATTCATCATCATCGTCATCATCTAAAGTTTGAATCTCACAATTCATGTGAAATACCTCTCTTATAGGGTGTGCAGATGTCATAGATAATGCTTGCCAATCAGAGAATTGTCTGATAGCTTCATTTGCATTTGCTACAAATGGAGTAAAGAAAGAATCATAATAACCTTCACCATTAATATTGCCTCCAAGCACTTGTACCGGAAACATATTCATATTGTGATTATATATTAATTCCAATGTGTATATTTCAGGTGTCTTTTGAGTATATGTGTAGAATTGATTTTGAGTAAATAGCCAGTAAATTTTACCTTCACGAGAATATTCGCCTTTTGCTATTTCAATAATTGATTTATCAGGAGAAAGAAAAACCATTAAATCATCAGCAAAATCAACTAAATTAAATGAATACACTAATCTAGGTACTGCTAAAACATTTTTAGTGTCATTTTTTAAACCTTCACCACCTGGTAACCATACTAAGAAACCGTTTGCATCCTCTAACATTCTACTAAATACTAAATTTGAATAGTATTCAATAAAAGTCATTCGGTTAAAATTCTTTTCTTCTAAATATTTTTTTATTTGTTCATTATCAATAGACAATGGGAAATTACTAGGTGTAAATATACGCGATACGTTATCATAAGCTCGTCTAATTGAACCATATGTAATAGGCTCAAAATTTTCTAAACGATAGTTTAAAATTTCTTCTGGTTCATTTGGTCTACGTTTCAAAAGAATCCTCTCAGGTTTCAATCTTCTCATGTGGACTGCAACTTCCTCAAACTTTTCTTTGTGTTCTTCTGCCCTTTCTGTTTGCTTTAAAAAAGGTAAAGTTTTAACGTATTTTAAAATGTCTTTTTCTTCCATGGCTAAAATGATTTTCTCTCTAAAATTACATCTTTTTTATCAATGTGGTAATGTCTACTTTCAATATTATGTTTTTTACATAAAATATTTACTCTACGGTTAAACCAATGTACTAATCTTTCAGGGACCTTATTACCACCTGTGGCAAAGCCCCAAAATTTACGCTCAATTACATCATCATTTAATGAACCGTTTACGTTTTGAAAATAGAATATGTGTGCTTCTTCTTGTTTAAAGTCTATTTCTCCTAATGCTATATTCATACAATATTCATCAGGTTTACCATTGGCCCATGTAATTGTAGGGGCGTTTGGATCATCATATACTTTTCTGGCTTCCTCAAATATAGAATCTGCTTTTGGCCCGTTTTGGAAAAAATAGAATCCTGAAATAGTTTGAGGTAAATTATTTTTGATTTTATGGTAATCACAAACAGTCTTAACACTTTCGTTTCTTGCCCAAAAAGTATAATTCTTTGATACTTTTCTGCGCTTTAAAACATCGTAATAACCGTTATAACCTATATAAAATTCACGTTCTTTGATTCGGTTAAATAAGTCATCTACTGGCTTATCAAACCACATATTATCAGCATCCATGTAAATAGTGTTTTTCCAACATAATTTATTAGATACTAGATTTACACATAATTTTGCTCTTTGATACTGTTTTTTACCTTCTACTGTGTACCAACTCTCTGGTATTTTCACGAATTTATCAAAATAAGTAAGCTCCCTTGTAGAGAGCTTACTAATTGAATTTTCTTCATAAACTAGTGCAATAGGTACGTCTGGCGTGGAATCTTTTATACTTAATGCTAAATTAAATGCAGCGTTTCCGTACAATTCATAACCCAACGCTATTATAACTATTCCGTATTCCATTTATGAATAACATTGATCAGCTGTGAATGAATCTAACAACGCTAATAAACCTGGCACATGGATAGGTTTAATAATTTCGTCTGTGTTCATAATTACTGAACCAGAGAAATATGAGTTATCATCACTTGTTTGTTCTTGTACTGGTGACACTTCTGGTGTGAAAGAACCATCATACATATACATTTTTTCATCACAACTTACCCATCCAAATTTTAAATAAGGATAGTTAGTTTGAACCCATCCCCAAAAATCGAACTCCTCTAAAGTAGGGTTTCCATCTTCATCAGTTGTTACATTGAAATCTTGGAAATCGATTTGTTGAGAACCTCCAACGATCACCTCTGGTGAACAACTTGAAGTTCTTTTTTTAGTGAATGAAGTTGCTGGTTTGTTTGCTAATACTGGGCCTGTGAAATTTAATATGCCTGCACACATAGCAGCCTCGATATTTTCTAAGCTAGTCCAAGGACTTAACTCACCTGTATCTACTGGATGCACATATGTTTCATCACATACTAAAAACAATAAACGAGGTATGCCCCCTTTTGCTGTTTTAACGCCACAAGCATTCGCATATCCAACATTTGGTTTTGTTGTTCCGTTTACACATCCGGGTTTGCAAATTGACATGGTTTTTAAAATTTAAAAGTTAAACATTAATTTAATTGAGCATATATATTTATTTAATCACAGACATTTTAAGTATTACAACTAAAATCAGTATCTCCACATTCTCTAACCATGCTTGTACTTACAAACCACATACTAGATTCATCGTTGTTTTTTTCTACATTATTTGTATTTGTGTATAAAACCTCATCAGCATACACATATTTAGCTGCAAATATAGTAGCTATTTTGTTTGCTACATAATATGGCACTCCAAAATTAGTTCTGAATAAAAAGTTTTCAGTTAATTTAGTTGAAACTCTTTTAGTACCATTATTAGTTACTTCTTCGATTGAAAAATTTTGACTTTCAATATTTGCAAATACTCTTATTTGATTTATATATGAATTTGTAACATTTCCTGTAAATGTTCCATAGTACTGTCCATAACAATCATGACCAGGATAATAACCCTCAAGTAAAATAGTGTTTTGGCATGGTGCTAAACAATAAGGCTCAGAATAAATAATAATCGGATCACAATAATTAGCCAAACATATTAAAGTAGCTTCTTCGGTTGTCATTCCATCCCCTACTAAATCTGCAATACACACATTTAAAGCATCTGAATCTGCTTTGTTTAAACGGCAGTTAAATATTGTTATTTTAATGTAGAAACATTGAACATCTATATCAGTAGTGTCTAAAATAAAATTAGCATAACCTGTTCCATGTGAATCTGTACCATGCTCATAACTTAATCCTGTTGTAGTTATTAAAGTGTCTGTTTCAGAATTATAGACTTCTGCAAAGTACGCTATTTTACGTCTTTCTACATCACTAATAAACTTTTGTATGTAAATCTTATCACCAATAACATAAGGATTACAATAATCTTTGTCAGCATCACATTTAGTATAATGCCATAATGAACAAGCTGACTCATCAATTAAATTACGAGAGCAATCTAAATTAGTGATAACTTTTTTTATAATCAAAGTATCATTTGATTCAGCTACTTGAGCATTTGAATGATTATATGAAAATACTTGCATTATTGATACACTTCAATTAATATATTAGTATATGTATCATCTTCACTTAATATACTATCTGTCAATGTACCTGCTGAATTTCTAGCATAAATATCTATATTACTACTATCAATTTGATAGTATTTTATACTTGGAGATGTTACAACTTCAGTAGCAGAAAGTAAAATAAATGTTTTTCCTAAAGTGAATAAACCACTAGATGATATACGATAATGACCAGCTGCTTGTCTACTTAATGTAATTGAGCCCAATGTATTTTTATGTTCTATTCCTGTAGGATTACTTGAACCTTGATCTACTAAAGATAATTTTAAAGTCTTAACCCCATCAATGTTAGCAGGTTTAATTTTACATGAAGTATATCCTGTTGCACTCGAACCATCAGGAACTAACACTTCATAGTATGAATTTTGGTCTAATGGTAACGGTGCATTTGGCAGGTCATAAATTCTTTTTTCCATAGTTTAATCAATTATACGTTTATCGTTTGATTCAGTAATTCTAGGTTCTATTACGCTTGGATTATTTTTTTCAGTAACTCGATAACCAGTATCTACATACTTTTTAGCTATTGTGCTTAATTGATATGACGAATTTAGTGATAATTTTGATAAGTCAACACAGAATTTTGCAACCTTTTTTGAAGATTCTGTTACATAATCTTCTTCCTCATTAATTATTTTATCAGTTGTTAGTTGTTCTAACTGATTACCTACCCATATTTCAGCTTCTTCAACCGTATTAACCGCCCCATTTTCCGGAAAAATATTAACTATTAATTTTCTGTCTGTTAAAGCTGCTGGTATTAATGAAACAAAACAAGGTTTTAAATCAGAACAGAAATTAGACTGATTATCATATTCGTTAAATTCGTTTATGTGTTTTATTTCAAGGTCTTTTCCTGCATAGTCCTTAACTCTTATTTGTTGAGTACAATAAATATCGTCTTGAAATGGTACTACATAATCATCGTAAATAAACTGAAAAGTCCATTTAATTGTTAGTGTTTTACCGCCCCAATATTGAACACCTTGCACCGGATTAGTTGGGACACCATTTACTAATGTTCCAATACAAGCCGTATTTGATTCAAAACGGTTTCTCCATTCATAGGTAAACTCACTCCAATTATCTGAAAAATCCATAGTCATATCACTTGGTACATTGTAAGTTAATCCTAATAATGATTGTTTTGTGGCTACTTGATATTCGTATATGTTTTGAACTATGCCTAAGACCATATCAACATTTGTGTCATAAATAGTGAATATGACGTTTTGTAAATAACGCCTAATGTCGTTTGATACAACTAAACCTAAACGGTTAAAAATATCATTTTTCCATTTGTCAAAAGCATATTCTAATTTAACAGTACTTTTAATACGTTCTTCGATAACACATTGCAAGTCATTGCCTGAGAATTGTCTATTGTAGTCGCTTAATCTTGTTAATACGTCCAGTCCATTTCCTTCGTATTTTGGTAAATCATCACACGTTAATTCATCTGAAATAAAGCTATTAGATTGATATGTACCACCTGAACTATAATATACAATAGCTATAATTCTGTATTTTCCACCGCTTGTTAAATTATTATGATTTATTGCACATCCTACTTTATATGTACTTCCTGAATCTAAAACAACATTAATAACAGGAGTAGTGAACTTATTGGTACTTGCTCCAATATTTGCGTTTGTGTTTGCTATTTCTTCGAAATTAGCCTCATAATTATCTACCATTGTTTTGGTATTATCTGTTGTGTCTGTACGGATAATCCAAAATAATACTTTAGAAACACTTACCGGAGCATCTATTTTAAACAACACATTTGTATCGACATAAGCTGAAAGATTAGTTACTGCTCCACTTCTAGTAAATTCAAATACAGGATTACTAAAATAAGGTGATGAATCGTTTGAATTTCTATTATAGAATCCTGCTAACCATGGATTAGCTCCCATAGCTGCTAAAGCATTGTCAGTATAAAGATAAGTATCAGGAGCGTGTAAAACACCCGGCTTTTCTAATTTCATTGTGATAGCAAATTGAGATCTGTTGCTATTGTAACAATTATTTAAGGCCCCTAATGTTAATTCGCTTGTATTTTGTTTCTGATCCAAAAGCAATTTATTATGATTGTCTTGGAATGAAACATTTTGATATTGCATTTCATCATAAATCTGATAAAAATCAACAACAATGTGAAAAGTACTTGATGTTAAAATTCTCAGAATTACACTAGCATTGTTATTTAGGTTTGCATTTGCTCCACTTGGTAATACTAATGCCATTTGATAATCACCTGCTGCTAATCCTGATGGAAAAGTACCCTGATAATTTAATGGTATTTTTGGAGTAGGTGAATTTACTACACCTTGTTGAAATAATCCTAATTGTAAATAAACATTTACACCGGATAAATCAGCATAAATACTTGAGAATTTCCATTTTATTCTCTTTTTCTCACCTATCGTATTACAATGCTGAGTTGATGATGTTTTATACTCTGTTCCATCCGGTAGTACTGTTATAAAATCAGTCCCGGTTACTGTTAATGGTATGTTTAAATTAGGCATTTTATACAGTTCCTTTAATTGTTAATAATTTTGTTTTATGGTCTATTGTTACTCTTGTTGGGCCTTTGCTATCACCTTCCAATGTCTTAACAACTCCATCTATATCAATGTTATTTAATAAATCACAATCGTATTCTACAACTGCCTCAAAATCTAAGCCCTGATAACCGCTAATTCTAGGATTTTCGATATATTGAAATCTGTCGTATAAATTCCCCGGATAACCCTCTTTGAACCACATAGGGTAATTGTAGTACTGATTAGCTCCAACAACTCCTGCAAGTCCCGGATGATAAATATTAGTGAATTTATTTGCAAAAGCATTTCCTTTACTCACACCATCCCAAATAATCAACATAGGTAAGTAGCTATTATGTTGGTTCATAATCATGGCGTTTTTATACCTTAAAATTAATGTATTTAAAGTTGGTTGGCCCTCATAAAATGTTAACACATCTCTGTCGATTCCATCATCTCTAAATCTACACGCTGCAAATGGCATTATAGGCTCATAAGCTCCTTTTTGGTTACTAGAATATGGATTATTCCACTCAATAGTATCACCCCATCTATCTATCGCCTCGTTTCCGGTTGTATTAATAGCGTCTTTTTGGTACTTTAATACTGCATACGATGGTCTATTTTTAGCGGACCATTTCCAACATATAGATTTTATTTTACTTGGGTCGTAAGTAGTCAAATCTATCCAAGGTGTTTTAGGCACAAAATAATCTTTTCTCTCAAATATCAATGTACTATTAACTATTTCAAATTTTGCATTGAATGGTATAACTAATTGGTCTAGAAATTGAAGTCCTGATAAAATAGGAGCGTTTTCATCAACCCAATATGTTGTATTATCGCCTTCTGGTACTCCTTTATGTATTGGAGCATTAACATATACTAAATTGTAGTATTCATTATTTGGATTATTTAAAATAGAACTTGAAAATGAAAGTCCACATACTTGGCAAACGTTTTCAATATAATCTCTAACTAATGGACTTGGATGTTTTTTTCCACATCCTACACCTAGTGCAAGTAACCCATCTATAAATGATGAGAATTGTTGAAAAGTAGTTGTAGAAGGATCACCGTCTAAGTCTATTGGGTCAACCGTATCCAAGTATGGACCACCAGGTAAACCATTTATTGTATTTATTATATTGTTATTAATATTTATAATAAAATTGATAGCATCAATAATAAGGGCTACTAATGCAATTACAGGCCCCATTGTTAAGAAAGCAGTATAAAGAGCCAAAACTAAAACAATCATCATATCGCCTAACCAATTAGGACGTAACTCATCACAATATGACATTCTTGGGTGTTGTTTTGATTTGAAACCAAATCTATCATCATGTATTAAAGTGTTCTTTAAACAAGTGTATTGTTCTTGCGCGATTGATTTTTCAACGGCACTTACTGTTAATTCGCATGAATTTTCACACCAATTTAAAGTATTATAAGTAAGCCAAAATTCATAGGTTCTATTTTGTGAGCAACAATCATCTATAAAAGACAAAACCACCTTATTGTCTAAGGCGGTTGGGCTTGTCTTTAATTTAGCATATAAATACCTGTAATCATCACCTCTAAACGTTAAGTCATCGGTAAAACTAAACGCCCTATCTCCTGTTTCATCGTTTCTCTGAAAAGTAAAAACAGGTTTTATTAAATTTTCCTGTGGTTCTACTAATGGGATTCCATCTAAAAATACTTTCATAATTATAATTTGGCAGCGTTTTTAATAGTTTCTTTTCTGTCTAATAATCTTCTTTGTCTCATTGTAAATCCATTCTCATCTACTTGTAGCCCGAAATACAACCCTCTTAAATTTTCGTTAATACTTCTCATCTCTTTTTCCATTGCACTCATATCTATATTAACAGGTGGTTGCATCATTGAGTAATTAGGATTAAGCATGAACTCTTTTCTGTTAGCCATTAAATCATACTGTGATACTTTTTCCTGCCATTGTCTTAAATCTACCTTACCTGAGTGAATATCCTCAAATATATCACGATATTTTCTAGTTTTTTTGTGATCCATTACAAATTCTCCTTTGTGCCATACATAATTACGGTTAGCTCTACGTCCACCAATAGTATTTGATTCTTCGCGCGGATTTCCATCACCTGTATAACCACCATCGTAGAACGCTGCCTGACTTGCTATTGCTCTTGCAGATGCTAAACCTGCAACTAAAGCTAATAAAGCAGCAGCGATACCAACACCTGCTGCCACACCTGTTTGACTTGCTGCCTTAGATACTGCAACGGCTGTATTCGCAACCAATTCTAATACGGCAAGAGCTTGTTGTTGACGTACATAATTCTCTCGCTTTTTATTCAAGTCATCTAATCGCTTTTGTTCCATTTCCAACTGCTCGGCATTTCCTCTATCAGCTATATTCTTTGCATCATCTACTCTTTTTTGTTGTAAAGAGCTTTGTTGGTCTATTTCCTTAATTTTTAAGTTAATTATTTGGTTAGTAGCATCAATGGCAGCTTTTAATAAGTCAGCGAAATATTGAACATTACGTTGCATTGCTTCCCTATCTCTTTTCTTTTGTTCTTCTTCGCTTTTATTTCTTAATTTTTCTATTTCAATATTTGCTCGATTTTGTATCTCTAATTTTTTAGCTGCATTTTCAGTCATAGCCTTTTCTTCATTTGCATTTGATTGAATTAAAGCTATTTTCTTTTCAAGTAATTGTTTTCTTAATTCTTTTGCTGCTCTATTTGCTCCTAATTTACCTGATTTTTCAATTTGTTTTATCCTTTCTTCATCCTCGTATATTTCAAATTCTTTATTTTCCTTAACTATATCCTTTCTAGCTTTTAACGTTGTTTTAAAATCTTCTAAAATTTTCTCATTTGTTTCTTTATCATACTTTATGTTGATGTCTTTTATCTCTAGTGCTAATTTTTCAGCTAAAGCTAATCTATACGCTTTTTGTTCTGCTTCTGGTATGTTTTCTGCCTTTATTTTAGCAACATCTTTTAAATATGTTTTCTCTAAATTAAGAAGATTAGCATTAATTTCTTTTTCACTATCACCTCTCCTTACAGCATTTGCCTTTTCAATGGCAACTCTTTGTTTATAATTGATTTCTGCAATTCTTAGTTTTTCTTTTTCTACTCTATTTGCCTCATCTATTTCATCATAAGCTTTTTGTGTTTTGAATATAGCCAATTGTATTTCTCTTTCTTTTTCGTTCTCAATACTTTCTATCTGCATTTGTTTTATTTGGTCTGCAATAGAACGTTGTTTAATAAATTCCAAATCAACGGCTTTTTGTCTTGCTGTATTTCCGTCTTCTTCTGATTTTATTAATTTTCCTGTTAGATTATACTGTTCATTAATGTATTTATTTAATGTTTTATGTTGTTCATTAATATGCTTTGTTGCTTCAAAATATCTCTCAACTGCTCTATTTTCAGCATCACTATTTAATTGTCTTGTTTTCATTTCCTTATCCATTTGAGAATAATAGGAAATAGTCTTTTTATAATTCTGAATCATTAAATCAGATACTTTTAGTTCTTCTTTTGAAGCTTTTAATAGTTCTAATTTTTTGATGTTACTTTTTTCTAAAGCATCTCGTCTTTCATTTTCATTTCTTACTAAGTCAGCTTCTCCTTTTGTCATTATACCCATTTGAACCTTTAATTTTAAGGTTAAATCAGCTATTTTAGATTGTGTTGTATCTAAAGACTTGTTATACTCCTCATTTCCTTTTGTAATTGATTCTAATGCTTTTTCACCTTCAAATAATGCAGAAGCCCATTCAATTATTTCTTTTCCATATAAAGTAAGTAGTGTAACACCTATTGATAATATAGAACCAAATGAAAATACAGCCGCCCCTATTTGACTTAGAACACTTTTTGTCTTTTCTCCATTTGCTGCTAGTGTTTTGTTTTCATTATTTATCTTTTCAATCGCATCAAATAATATTGGTAAATTGTTTGATATGGCTAAGAAACCAGTATTAGCAGAAACAGCAAAAGCCGGTAATTCCCTGCTTACTTGGTTAATTGATGTTTGTAAGTTTCCAAAAGAATTTGACGCTGTTTTAACAGCATTTACCTGAGTTCCTTTAAAAGCATTTGATAAAGATGTTCCCAACGCATCAACCTCAACTCTTGCTTTGTGGTTATTTGCAGTAAATTTATCTACTGATTCTCTTAATGCTCCTAATTTTTTATTATTCTCATCAATTAACTTATTTATTTGAATATATGAAGTAGGATTATTAGATTTATCCCTAACAGCCTTTAACTTTTGTTCTTGTATTTCAAGTTGTTTCAGTTCTGTAACTTGCTTAACTTGCTCCTCAGTTAATTCCTGATAAACTCCTTTAAGTTGTTGCAGCTCCTTAATTATTTTGGAGGTGTTAGCGTCTAATTCAAATATCTTTTCAACTACGTTTGCCATTATTTCGGGTTGTTTGTTGGTTCTTTAAATTCTGCTTTTCGACCCACTCGTTATGCTTTCTAGTTTTTTCCAAGTGGCTATTTATATGCGCTAAAAATTCAATGTATGTTTCTTTATGCTCTAATGCGCTTATGTCAGAAGCCGAACCATTACATGAGTGATAAGTTACCTTATGTATATAATCAACAAACTCCTCATCTACTGCTTCGGTATGAATTGGTATATGTTCTCTGCTATTTGCCTCGATTCCTGTAAAAATTTCAGTAAATCTTCTTCTGGCGTACTCGAAAACTGTTTTGTGAGCTGTAATGACATTTGCAAAAAAAAACTGTTTGCCTCAAAATCGCTCTCAAAAATATCTCTTTTTATTTTGTTGTGATGTTCGCTTGGATAGCGTGGGTCCTCATCTTCTAGGAAATAGTAAATACAAGCTAAATCTAATAGGCTGCTTTCTTCTGTTAAATAATGACATCTTTGTTTTAATTCGTGTAAAATAGCCACGGCATTAACGAAGTCTTGACGTTTATTGATACCTTCAATGGCATTGTCAAGTATTGCCTCCATATTACCTTGACTTAGTCTTAAACCCACAAATCTATCAGCTCTCGATGCGGCTATTCCCCTTGCAGGGCTAATGTCCAAAATGTTAGAATGAGCGTAAAACTTGATACCTTTTGAAGTTTTATATACTTCTATTAAATTTTTGTTTTCTGAGTTATTTATTTTTTCCATGTACCAAATGTACTAAAAAAAAATACCCAACCGATTAACGATTGAGTATTTTTTCCTAACTGAAAAGTAACCCTTATTACAATTCACACTATTAACCTAAATTGGCATATTGGTTGAGCAAATATAATCATTATTTTTTAATACCAAAATGCGATTTGTCCATCGGTAAGACACCAATGTTTTCGGGGTTTTCTTATTTTTCCTTTAATTTTATGAATGACTTGAAGAAAGTATTGTAATAGTATCTCAAAGTATCGAGCAAGTGGGTCAAACTAGGGTCTGTTTTTTTGTCTATATCGCCATTAGGTAAAATTTGAACTCGCTCACAGTCTTTTATAAGGTACTCACACTCTGGATGTATCATTACTTTTGGGTGTCTATACAAAATAGAGTTACACAAAACACGGTTGTTTTCTATTCCGGGGTTCTTATTTGGCAGTATTATTTGATACGGTGCTAAATCTAGTTGATTCTTTATTACCGTATAATAGTTCGTATTCTTTTTTAATCCTGATCCATTTTTACCACTCTCATCCCCGGTAACTATAAAATAATGCCCATCTAATTTGGTACGAATAACATCGCACATCTCATAAATATCGCTATTCATTAACCTAAATTCGTGCCTTGTATAAATATATCTTTTATCTTCTGGGTGTTGAGATGCTATACAAGTCATTGGACTTATGTTAAAGTCAAAAGACAAATAAACTGGTAAGTCCTTTCTTAGTTCTCCAAAGTCTTTAACGTGTTTGTCACGCTTGAAAGTATATAAAAAGGCTAACCCATTTAAATTTACGAATTTGGCCAAATATTCTTGGGACCATGTTAATGGGTCTGTGGTGCTTTCAATTTCCTTTAATTCTATTTCAGAAATGTAAGGATTTGTTGAGGTCGGCATTTGGAAAGAAGCCCAATTATTATACTTTTTACAGTAATCAAATATTTCGTGAAAGAATGTACCAAAAGCAGGAGATGAAAAGAAAAAAGCATCACCTTGATAATCTGTTAGAGTTGCTCTAATACACTTTTCCCATTGGTATTTTAAGTTTTTAGCAAAGGCAGCCTCATCTACTATTACTCGGTGGTACTTTTTAGAACGTCCTGCATTCTTTTTTTCTAAGGACCATAATTTAATCTCCCCTCCTGTATTTATTCTGATGGTTCGCTTTTGCTCTGATTTATAAATGGTAATACCCTCTAAACGTTCTTTAAGCTCCTCCCAGAAATCCTCAAACAAAGCAGGGTCTGGTGCAAAATAACCAACGCTTTGACCTTTTAATAAGGTTTCCATCGAGAGTTTAACAGCTAGTATGGTTTTACCCCATCTACGTCCATTGGCTATAACATTGAAACGTTTTGAACCATTTATAATAATTGTTTGACCTATATGTGGTTTAGGCTTTGATACCATTACTATTTTCTCTATTACACTCATTTTTTAGGGCTTTCTGTTTCATCCTCTACTACTACTACCTTAGTTACTTCTTCCGCTTTTGCCACTTGGTTAGGTTTAGCCTGAACATTATCCCCTGCCATCTTATTATCAAGCTCTATGGCTTTCATAATATCGTTTATATCTGGCTTTACCTTTACTTTTTTTAATACGCCTTTTATTGTAACATATTTTTCTGTTTCAAATTCCCCAGATACTATTTTAGCCAATATCTCACGTTTTTTAGCAGAAGTGAGTATTAACCCTACCTCAATATCCAAAAGTTCATCGGAAGCCTTTTTTTCTACTTTTTTAGCTATTTCTTGCAACCTTTTATTAATATACTCTACTAATTCCCCTTTTTTAGATAAAATGCCCCCTTTATTTTGACACGTTTTTTTAGTTGCATTTGGATATACGAGCTTATATGCTTCGGAGTTTGATTTCCCCGAAACGACATAGTCAGCCCACATCTTATGCTTTGGATTCATTAAGTAAATTTAATACTATTCCCCGAATAAATTATTTAAGATAATACTCTCAGGGGTTAGTTTGAGTTTATTTAGTGCTTCTTTTACTTTTATTGCAGTTTCATTAGTAAAAGTAAGTTTCATTACTGTTTTATCTTTAAACGAGCTTATATCGTCTAATTTTACTGTTTTTGCCTTTTTTGTTTTGACTGTTTTAAATTCAAAGTCTATTCCTATATCCTCAAAGTGAACATCTATTAATTCGGCATCGAATACCCCTGCATGAGTATTGGCAATTAACATATATTCCTTTTCTTCTTTTTGGGATAAACTTCTATTTGGAACACGGCAATCAATAAGTTCTTCGCCTCTTTCTGAGATTAATAATGCTTTTACCCTTTGATTTCCTGAAATAACCATGTTTAAATGATTTAAAACTGGTATATCTACTAAATCAAACTTTTCGATTGAATCAATTAGGGCTTTTTTTTGTTCTTCGCTTATCTTTCTTGGGTTAAAGTCTGCTAGTTTTAAATCGCTTACCTTTCTTTTTTCTGTTCTCCAAGTTAATTTCATGTAATTTTAGCTTTGTTTAGGACAAATTTAGGAAAAAATCCCAAAAAGCAAAATCCCCACTTTTTAGTGATGGCTTATTTTTATGCTTTATTGATTTGATAGGCTACTAGATTGTTGAAAGCCTTTGTGTTATCGTTTTTTGTTAGTTTTCCGTTGATGTTAATGTCAACTACTACTAAGTCACCTTCTTTTACGTTGTTTAATAGTGATATTTTAGCATTATTACAAGCTAAAGTAATGTATTGTGGAAACTGAGTATCGTGTTCAGTAATCAGGATAAATTCTCTTTTTGAGAAATTATCATTTACTTTTTGTGTTTCCCCGATGTGGTGTATTAAACCTTTTAATTGTGCCATTTTTTAATTTACTTTTTTTGGTGTTATTGTTTTGATTGAATAATTTACGCATTTAGGACTATTTGCTTTGTCTAGTAGTAGTTTTTCGTGTTTCCAATACTGTTGACGTCTGGCTATTGATTTGAATGATGGTCGTCCTGGTTTCCATTTTTCGTAATACGGATTTTCTATATTAAATAATTCCATTTTTGTTTCGGTAAATGTATAAAAAAACTCTCAATAATTAAACTGAGAGTTATTTTTCCGGATATTAAGTTGACAACCTTAAACCTTGGGGCCTTTAAAAGCCATTTTGGAGTTATCCGAGTGGCAAATATACGATTATTCTAATCCTGAATCTATTTCGCTTACAAAATTTTCAAATAATACAACTAATCTGTTTTGGTAGTATTTTTTCATGCTATCAAACATTATTAAAGCTAGTTCAGGTGGTATTCCATCTTCTGTTATGGTGTTTATTTTGAAATGTTCAGCCTCTTTTTTAGGAGATGTATAAATAGGTAAATTACGAATATCATCCGGTGAACCAATCATAAATATTGGAGATTCTACAACGTTATTTTTTCCGTAAATATCTTTTTCTGGTTCTTTTTCTTCAAATAGTGTTATAGATACCTCAACATTTGAATGATTTATGTTTGATAATTTTTTAGCTAGTTTCTGTAATTTGCTTATTGCATTTTTACACCTAACTATTTCCTGACTAATATCAGATACTTGATTGAAATCTATTTTTAACATAATATCCACGCTGTTATTAAAAGTGAAAAGGCTAGGATTAGTAATTTTACTGCTATTGTTCTTGTTTTGGTTGGTTTTCGCCATTGGTAAAATCTTCTGTTTAAGTATTTTTGAGCTTTATCGGTGTATGCTATTGGTGGTAAAGTCCATTGTATGTAACAATAAAGCAATACAATGTATATAATTGATGCCATTAAATAAAAAAAAGTAGGCAGTAAAATAGTCCACCAACTAAGTTGATCGAAATAGTTTAAATGGAATAATTTAAACACAATTATTAGCCATGTCATGCCAAAACAAAGGCTCATTAATTTTCCGAATAACTTAGGAAAATTGTATTTTATTTTAATCTCGTAAAATTCTTCTTTTTCTTTTTTCATGCTATTTATAAAATAAGGTTACACCAAAACGAGCCGTAATTACTTTCATTGTATCGGCTGTTAATCTTTCTATTGTAAAATTGAAATTATAGGCTGTATTTGTACTATTTGATACTGATATAAGGTTACATCCATCAAAAGAATAAACCCCTCTATAAATGCCGTTTTCGTAATAATCTCCATTACTTTTTAAGGTAGGGTAATCGTGGCCAGAATAAATTGGATGCCAAATAACATCTTTCGCTAGATTTATGTCAACACATTTTGGTTGAGTTTTTTCAATTAATGGTTCTTTTGATTCTTTTTTGCAGGAACTTAAAGCCAAACAAACGAGAATAATTATTGCTATTCCTATAATTATATTTGTTTCTCTGCGTTGCAAAAATGCTATAAATTTATCTCTCATGTTTTTTTATTGTAAAGTTAGTATTTTTTAATGTTATCTGTTTTTAAATATTTCGTATTTCTCACTAAACATTGCTATAAAATCAAATATATCCATGTTTTGAGCTTTCTTATACATTTGTGCAAAAGCACCGTTTTGGTCATCAATTTCTTTCTGATATTTAATGTATTTTTCTGATAATATTGGTTTGTTTTCAATACCGAAAAACTGCCTTGTTTCGTACTCACTCATGGCTTTATTTTACTTAAAATTTCTACTCCTTTGTCTACTGCTGCACCAGAACCAAACCCAATTAAAAAACCTTTTACAAATCCTTTTCTTTTGACTTTTGGCAGGGTATCTGTTAATTGAACTACTCTAGTACTATCTCGGTTAATTCGTTCCTGTTTAACCTTTATTTTGTGATTTAAAACGGATATTGTTGAGCTGTCTTTTTTACCTCGTTCCTGCAAATTAGAAATAAGACTGTTATTTACAGAATCTACCTTATGGCACTCGTAATAAAGAATGTTTATTGATTTCTGACAAACACTATCTGAAACGTAAACAAGGCTATCTCTTACCCTGTCTTTTCCTTTAATAAACCTCAACTTTACTTTTAAAAGACTATCGTATTTAACCTCCAATATTCTTTTATCTTTTGCTATTTCATTCAAAAGAATATTATCTGTTGTTTCTGAAATATACTGTTGAGTATTATTTTGCGATTGTGGCTGTTTTGGCTGATTAAAACAACAATATGTAGGTAAAAATATCAATGCTAAAATTGCTATTGCTACAAATACTATTTTCAAATATCTATTCATTATCTATGTATGTTACTTTAACTATTCCTTTTTTAATTGCTCTGAAAATTATCGGGTAAATCTCGGTATATTTTTTACGAGAATTAAGAACTCCATCACGTCCTTTTGTTTTTCCAAATACAGAACCAACTATATAACACCCATGAGTGTCAAGGTCGGTGTTTCCCCAATGCCATAGAATTGACTCAAAATTTGCAACGTTTTTAACGTGAATTAACTCATGTTTCCATTTGAAAATACCTTTAATTTCTGGTTTTGATAAATTCCAATCTTTAGCTAACATTAAGTTTCCATTTGCATCACGATAATATTCATGTGAAAATTTAGGGGAGTTTACCAATTCAAGTTCATAGGTTCCTGCTCCTATTCTTGTTTCACCAAATACTTTAATGTCTCTTTTCTCATCCTCAACCCCTACACCCTTAAAAGAATTATCATCAGCATTAAAAGTTGATAAAGTCCAATCTTTTTGACTTTTTTGTCTGTTAACAATGATATTCATTAGCTTGTCAATTTCTCCGGCTCAATTAAACGACTAACCAATCCGCCAGAGTTTAAGTATTGGATGTGTTCATTATATTGCTCTTTACTCATAGTTAAAGTAGCTGATTTTGTTTCGGCTTCGGTTGGTCTAAAAAATTCTATTGTTGGAGAAAATGATTGATTAACCTGATAATACATACTCATAGCTATATTATCGCATTTAGGACAGTATATTTTATCTGGAATATGACCATCATCTACATTTTTAGTTATTATTGTATGTAACTCAGTACATACATAGGCATTTACATAGCCTTTTGTTTTTCCTGCTCTGATGTTTCTTAAAATCTGATTCTTTGACATTATATCCTTGATTAGTTAATCAAAAGTATAATAAAAAATCAATAAATTCTAAGATTAAGACAAAAATTAACCAATACATAGGTATTGAGATAATGTGTTTTAGTATTTTAAATGTGATATACACAATATTCGACATCATAAATACCTAATTCTAAGTTAATTTCGTTTCTTAATTCTATTCTTTTTTTTATTGTATATGTTAATGCTAATTTATTTAATTTATTAGCTATTTTACAAGCCTTTTTATAAATTGGCCCATATTCAATTAATGTTAAATTAGGGCATGGCGTTCTCCTTAAATTAGACACAAACTCTAAATAATCATCTCCATATTCATTTTTTAAACCTTCTTTCATCAATCCATCATCATTTTGAAAATGGTTTGATTGAGCAGATTGTCTATGAATATTATGTAAATTCATTGCCATATATGAATTTCCTCCCCTTGCAAATACGTGTCCTCCATGTATTTGTTTTGAATGAATATTAGTAGCTAAACAAGGTAATCCTTTATCAATAATTCGGCAAATTTCCTGTATTTTAGTTTGTAAACGTTCTTTAAATACTCCTGCATTTTCAACTTCTGATTTAAGCTCTTTGTGTCTTTTTTCAATAGCTTTTTGTGAATTAAATTCTAAAACATATTTAACAGAAGCATCAATACAAGTTTCATTTTCTAAACAAAATTTTTGTAGAAAATATTTAGGTTTAAATTTTTTCTTACATTCTATACATCTAGGCATGATTGAATTTTTTAGGTTTTATTTTCTTAGCCATAATTAAAGATTAAATACTTCGTCTAAATTTATTTGTTGATACCATTGTAAATGGCTTACATCAACTTGTTTTGGTTCGTTTATTAATAATTCTTTTATTTTGCTTTCACTTAACCATTTACGATTAATCCAATAACCATGCGAACCGTTATTATTTGATATAAACAAAGCCTTTGGAGTTTCTGTAATATCAAATAGTACTTTTTTACGATAAGCCAATATTTTACCATTAAATTCAAACCAATTTGAGTAAGTAATTATATATGACTTGTCTATAAATTCAGTATTCATTTTCAATTAGTTAAGTTGGTTAGTTGTACTTAGCGAGTAGTTATGCACAATTGCCGTTCTCTGAATCAAGTGTAGTGGTAACTTGAAAGAGAAAAAACAAATAAAAAATTTTGCCAACGCTCCCATATTTTTGTTCCAAAAATTAAAAGGTTAATTCATTTACGATTGCTTTCTTAAATCGTTTGTGTGCATCATTCATGTTTAAAATTGCCTGTTTGAAATAACTATCTTTCAATTCAATTCCGATTGCTTTTCTACCCATTGAAACAGGGCTGTAAACTTCCGAACCAACACCCATAAATGGAGTTAATACTAATTCATTCGGGTTGCTGTATAATTCCACCAACCTATCAATTACATCAAGTTGCAGAGGGTGAACATGCTTTTCATCATCTTCATCCCTGCTTTCTTTGAAAGGCAAAACATTATCAATTCTAATATCATCCCAAACCGAACTTGCGTAACGCTGCCAAATCAAATGCGACATTTTATTTTCTCTTGGGTCGCCATCGTAACCAATCCATTTTTTACGGAAGTCAGAATAGTTGCCGTAAGTTTCAATGTGTGCAGGTAAAAATGGAACTTCGCCAAAGTATTCATTCAATCCGAAAGGGTGCGTTACTGGCGTTTGGTTTTCGCCATCTTTTGTAAAAATCAAAACATAGTCAGGCATTGCAGTAAAGCATCGGGTTGTATCTTCAACAATAAATTTGTGCATTAAACTTTGAACCATTGTTCTCATTCGAACTTTCAAAGGTTCTTTCCAAATTGTAATTCGGTTGCGGTAATGAAATCCATGTTTCTCATGCAGTTTAATTATTTCGTGAGGGAAATCCCACAGGAAACTTTTATTGTCGTGTATATCGGTGCAATGCACAGCATTTATTCTGCCTGCCTTTGTAACCCTTGACATTTCAGCAATTAGAAAATCGTATTGCTCTAAAAATTGTTCTTTGCTTTCACAGTTTGAAAAATCATTTTCACTTGAACTGTAATTGTAAAGACCTGCAAATGGCGGTGAGTAAATTGATAAATCAATACTTGCATCGGGTAAGGTTGGCAGCACATACATACAATCAGAGTTGTAAAGTGCATAGTTCTCTTTGATAACTTGTTCTTTAATCATTGCGTTTTAGTTTATGAAAGTTGGTAAAATTATTTCCTTGTCAAATTCTTTTTTTACAATCCTAAAATCAGAATTGGTTTGTGCAGTTAGGTTTTCAAACATCTGTATTGCTTTGTTTTTTTTAATCATTAAACTTTCCATGATGCGAGTTTGCCCATCGGACAAAATCAAATCTACAATCACATTTCTTTTTTGTCCGAACCTCCAAAACCTTCTTATTGCTTGGTAGTATTGTTCGTAAGAATAAGTTGGAAAGTAAGTTGTGTGGTTGCAGTGTTGCCAGTTCAAACCAAAGGCAGTGATTGAGGTTTTGGTAATCAGTTTTTTTATTTCGCCTTTTGAGAATGAAAGTAAAATTTCTTCCTTTTCATCAATGTTCATTTTGCCTTTTACTTCAATAGTTGTTTTGTCCAGTTGTGAAATCAAATCTGCTTCGTCATTCAGGTTCACCCAATACACACTTGTTTCATGTTGGTTTGCTTTGATCACAGCCATTTCACAGCGTTCATGTATTGTTGCCCTTACTTCTGCTTTAATCTCAAAAAAGTTTTGTGCAGGAAAGTTGAACATTTGTGTCTGTCCGTTAATTGACAAAGGGTTTTTGTTGTTTACTATTGTTTCAAACTCCTGCAATTCGGGTAAAATGTGTAGTGCATCTGAAAAACCCAAGTCAGAAGGTTTACGCATTGAAATTGACCATGAGGCAATCCACATCCAAAAGTTTCTTTCAGCGTGTGGTTTCAAATACATTTCATCGCCTGCTCTTTTCACATCAACGGCATTGTTATTCTTTTTGAAAAATCTTGAAATCATATCTGCATAACCCATGTAACCAAGTGCCTCTGAACTTGTGCCGAGTTCCAAGTAATCGTTTGGCGAAGGTGTTGCAGTAAATAAATATCTGTATTTTGTTTTTCTCAAAAAGTTTGTAATGTGGTTTCGTGTTGCCCCTTCAAAGTTTTTCAGAATAGAACTTTCATCTAACAAAACACAATCAAAATCATGTGAGTTAAAATGTTCTAACCTTTCATAATTACATACTACAATTTTAGTTTTATAGTTGCCGTCCTTTGAGTAGGAAATATCATCTATTCCAAATTTCTCTGCTTCTTTGATAAACTGAAACGCAACTGCAAGCGGTGTAATAATCAGCACAGGTTTATTTGTGTGCTGAACATAGTTTTTTGCAATCGTAAGTTCAATAATTGTTTTGCCTAATCCAGTATCAAGGAAAACAGCACAGCGACCTTTTTTAATCGCATAGTTTGAAACATGCTTTTGAAAGTCAAACATTGCATCAGGAATAAAATTTGGTTCTATTCCGTAGTCAACAGTTGAATGTTTTTTGCTTTCTAAAAATTCTGTGTAGTTCATATTTTTTTTATTTGTTTTTTCTTGTTCTCCGATTGAAGTGTAGTGGAAGTAACTGTGCATAACAACGGCTAAAACGAAATGGCGGGGCTTCGTGCCACGTATCAGCGTTTGTGCTTATCATTATGCTTAGTGCTTCGTTCATGCTTTCGTGTTTTTAATCCCGCCACTATCGTTTAGCCGCAGCCGTTATGCTCCATTGCTACCTGACAGCTTCGATTTGATGTTTGTGGAAGTTTTTTGTTCTTTTTTCTCCCCAC